GTCGAAAGCATCCCGAATCCTTACATAAATACTCCGGCGTATCGAGGTAAATTTCGTGGGGGTTAGGGGGGACTTAGTAATGCTTGAGTCGGCTATCCGTAGGCGTTTTCCGGTTGACTGCGTAAAGGCGGCTGAAACGGTGAATGAGCACCTTGGGAGCGACGACGAGCGGATAGCGATGCGAGCAGCGAGCATTGCGGCCCTGATGGAATCGCTGAACCAAAAAGACGAGCACAAGTTAGTAGATGTACACATTCAGCAGCGCGACAGTGAGCTGGATGCAATCGCTGCCGAACTCGGAGTTGAAACGCATCTTATCGCTGATGCCACGCGAAAGGGCGGCGGCGGCGATAGTAACGCTCAAGGAACACAATCGACAGAACCTACTCACCGCGCGTGACAAAGATATTGAGCGCAAGCGAGCAGAGACAAGCGAAGCGGCGAGGATATTCATACCGCCTTGTGTCAACCCGCAGCGGCGTGAGCGTTGCCTTGCAGATCCAGAGTTATTACTAAAGACATATTTTGTGAAAGACTTCAAGCGACCATTTGGAAAGCTTCACTCGAAGCTCATTAGCGCAATCTGGGAGACATCCCAGTACGGCGGAAAGAAGGCGCTGGCAGCTCCGCGTGGTCGCGGCAAGACAACTATCGTAAAGGGCTGCATCGCTGCGGTTATCCTAGCAGGCTTCGTCCGGTTCCCCGTGCCTGTTGGGCCAACTACTTCGCATGCGATGGAGTTATACGAAGACTTCAGGCGCAAGATTCGATTTAACGATTTACTGCACGAAGACTTTCCTGAAGTATGTGCTCCGGTTAGGGCGCTGGCTGGTGCGCCATCTCGAGCGGGAAAACAGCACATTGACGGCGTGCTAACTCGGATCCAGTGGACGGCCGATGGATTACGATTGGCTGACGTTCCCGCTGAGTATCGTGGTCCGATCGACTATGGCGGCGTCCGCATGGAGTACCGTGGGCTTGATGCGGCGATCCGTGGCATTAATCGCGACGGCGATCGGCCTGACTTTGTTCCAATCGACGAACCAGAAACGCGAGGCAGCGCTAAGAGCGATACGCAAATTACCGACCGCGAGGATGCTATCGAAAAGGACCTCGCAGGTCTAGCGGGCGAGGACGAAGAGCTAGCGCAGGTAATGATTACCACAGTTCAGAATCGCAAGTCAAACTCATTCAAATACACCGACCCGGAGCAAAAGCCGTCGTGGATGGGTGAACGGCTCGGGTGGGTCGAGAAGTGGCCTAGCGAATGGCTGAAGGAAGACGGATTGTGGCATACGTACATTGCCATGCGCGGTCAGGATCAACGCAAGGGTGATCGATACGGCCGCAACGCAACGCAATTCTTTCTCGACAATGAAAAGGCCATGATTGCTGGCGGTGAATTGCTCGCCGACAACTACAAAGCAATTGTGCTTGCCGACGGTTGGATAACTGTTCATTCGGCTTGGCAGGTTGTTTTCAATGCCATCGCCGATACAAGCTATGAAGCTTTTTGTACTGAATATCAAAACGACCCTCCGCTTATCGAAGAGGTGCAAACACTTGAGCTTACGCACCAGCATGTGGCTAGCTGTTGCTCAAAGCTAAAGCGTGGAGTCAAGCCAGATTGGGCGGACATCGTTGTACGAGCCATCGACATGGGCAAGATTGATTGCTGGTGGATTGATCTTGCGTTTGCAATGGATGGCACAGGGGCAGTTATCGACTACGGTAAATTCCATACATTTGGGCTGTCTAAGGCATCGAACAATGAAGCAATCGAAAAGGCGATGTTGTCAGCGCTAAGTAGTTTCGTGAATGGCAGGGAAGACAGCTATGAAGTTGACTATGCGCTGGTTGACTCGGGTTACAAGCCGGATGCAGTGTATGAAGCGTGTAGACGACTAGAACAAAACTACTTTCCGAGCAAGGGGCCTGACTCGGCATATCGGCAGCCGAAGCTGCGAGACGACGGAACAGTCAAGCTGTTCTTCGAATGCCATTGCACACAAGTGAAAGACCGCGACGGTCGCGACGTCTGGCTGTTTCATCCGAACACAGAGTATTGGAAAAACTGGCTGCAGGAGCGATTCGTCGGAGATCCGTGGGAAGGTGAGTCGCGCCGCGTGTCGTCGATGGCGCTATTTGAAGTCGACGATTTGCGCGAGCATACCGCATTCGCTAAGAGCATAATTTCAGAGCGGCTAGAGCTAGTTCCACTGCCGGGCAAGGCTTTCAAAAAGCAGTGGCATGTAGTCGATCGGTCAAACAACCACTGGCTAGACGCTGCGGGCTATGCGTGCGCAGCAGCGTCATGTTTGGGTGTGCGACTGGTTGGAGAGCAGGCGGAATCTGCGATCACCAAGTCGAAGCCGAAAGAACCGGTTTTGAATCCTTGGGGCAGGTCTTTTGTTGCAAGAGGAAACTGATCATGAGCAAGCGTAAAAAGGAAAAAGACTTCCTTGTAGCTGTCTATGCATATCTTCCTCGCGAAGTAATACGAGCATGCATTTTCTGGAATCAAGATCACAGGACAAGTAGCGGCTGCGGTGCCTGGATGCTTAAGGCGGTATGGTACTGCGATGGCCGCAAGACTGGATGTGACGTGCAGATAGTGGACGACAGGTTTCCAGAGTGGGAGAGGCTTTGCGTGAGCGCCGAAGTTTTTGCAACTGTCGTATCTGAGTTCTTGGAGCGTTCGTTGAAAATGGAGACAGTATGAGCAACAGATGGCCGAAGCCAGGTATCAGTAACCCAACAAGCAATGCGACAGCGTCTTTTGAAGATGTGGCGACTGTGGAACCGGCAGTACCGCAGCCGCAAACTGCGCCAGAAGAATCGCCGACGGCAGACGATATTGTTTACGTGACAATAACAATTCCTGTGAGCGTTGCGCCACGTGGGAGATTGTTCAATCGCATAGACACGAAGCTCAAGACCAACATGCATCGCAGGATTTGCAGGCAGATTTACGATGGCGGCGACACCAGCAGATCCGGGGCGATGCTAAGCATCCTTGAGTCGATCGATGCACAGTTGCGGAAAAACGGATTTTCCGATTGATTGATTTTCTATTGAGCTGAGCTAGCGGTTCGCCATGATAAATCCATGGCAACTCTCGATGAACTAGATGCGGTCCTCAGTGCAAATGCGGGCTACCGTGCAGCCGACTCTTTATCGATGGCTGAAACGTACGAAACTGCATTGCTTGAATACATGCGCATCAATCCAGAGAGCGCGGCTAATCAAAGCTCGAGCATGTCGCATGACGGCTCCAAACTCCAGATGCTTCTCGACCGCGTAACAGCGTTCATCGCTCAGAAGAAAGCCGAATTAGCAAGCGCCAATAGCAACGCACGCACGCGCATTCTGCATCCGTCGGCGGGGTGGCGGCGATGAAGTTTGGCAATCCGCGCAACTGGTTCAAGAAGCCAGTAACGAAAGAGGTCGTTGTAGTCCGCGCCGACTACGATATGAGCCGGGACAGTCGGTACAATCCACGCCGGCATGGCCTCGCGCCGCTGGGCGGACCTGCTGATTATCACTACCGTGTCGAAACCGATTACTACACGGACATCGAAAAGGCCCGCGATTTAGACCGCAACAATTCGATCATCGGTACATGCTTGGATCGATCGGTTGACAACATCGTGCAAAGCGGGTTTAAGCTGGATCCGCAGACTGGCAGTAAGAGGCTCGATGCTTTGCTTTGGGAGAAGTTCAACCGGTGGGCAAGCCGACCGAGTGAATGCGACATAGCTGGCGAGCATACGTTTCATGAGCTTGCGCGTCATGCGCAGCGATCAGTGTCGCGTGATGGTGACTGCTTTGCTCTTGGCTTGGAATCTGGCCATTTGCAGTTCATCGAAGGGCACTCTGTCCAGACCGATGGCACCGAGGAAAATACGGTGCTGGGTGTCACAAAAGACGAATACGGTCGCCACACCCAATACTGGATCATGCGCGACGGAATAGAGCCGCAAGACCGCAAAGAAAAGGCGGTACCCGTCGATGCACTGGACGAAACAGGATTTCGGCAAGTATTCCACGTCTACAATCCTAAGCGGGTGTCACAGACTCGCGGTGTTAGCGCGCTGGCTCCCATCTTCGAAACGTCTGGGATGCTCGGAGATTTGCAATTCGCCAAACTTGTACAGCAACAAGTGGCAGCCTGTTTCGTAATCTTTCGTAAGCGATCGAAGGGCGGCAACACTGCGCTTCCAAGCAAGACGCCCGGTTACGGTGAAGGCAGTGTCGAGCGAACTCCGTCGGGCAGCCGCTTCCTTGAAGGCGTTGTGCCTGGCATGGAGATCATCGGAGAGGACGGCGAAGAGCTTGAAGGCTTCTCTCCGGACACACCGAGCGCCGGCTACTTCGAGCAAGTCAAACTCATCATGCAGACCATCGGCGTCAATCTTGGACTGCCGTTGTGCCTGGTGTTGATGGATGGATCGGAAACGAACTTCAGCGGTTGGCGCGGAGCTGTCGACGAAGCCCGCAAGGGTTTTCGGTTCCATCAAGACAATCTGATCGAGCGATTCCATCGACCAGTGTACGAGTGGAAGGTTTTGCAGTTTCTTCAAGACGATGACGTGCAGGCGTTGCTCGCTGAAGAAGGCGACCTGGTTACAGACGTATTCGGTCACAAGTGGAATGCACCGCGTTGGAGCTACATCGATCCTGTTGGCGATGGCCAGGGCGATGAGATCCGGATGAAGATGACCCAGACAAGCCGACGGCGCATGCACGCTGAGAACGGCGATGAATGGGAGGAGGTTGCCACCGAGCAAGTTGACGATCACTTCTTTGGAATCGATTACGCGCTTGAACGGGCTGCGGAGCTTAATACAAAGTATCCAGGCGCTGGCATTCAGTGGTTTCATCTACTGCCGCTTCCGATGGCCAACGGCATTCAGGCCACAGTGCAAGATCCGAAACTACTGAGCTTGCAAGCCAAAGACTCGGGGGGGGGTAGGCAGCTTTCTGTTGTTGAGGCTTTACAGAAGATTTATCTGTCTGTCGGCACTGTGATAACTCCAGAAGAGGCCAGGAAGATCATGGAAAAAGAGTATGGAATAAAGCTACCCGCTGACTTCGATTTGGATTCAGCTATGAGGTCTACCAATGCCTAACGAAATACTGATTTACGGATCGATTGGCGAGGATGGCATTACCGCCCGCCAAATCAAAACAGCGCTGGCCGCGATGGACAACACGCAAGAGCTAGTGGTGAAGATCGACAGCGAAGGCGGTTCCGTGTTCGATGGCCTAGCCATGTACGAAGGTTTTGCCAACTACCCCGGCCCAAAGAAGTGCATTATCGAGTCGACCGCCTTCTCGATCGCCTCTTATATCGCGATGGCGTTCGATGAAGTGGAGATCGTCGAAAACGGCTATGTGATGATTCATGAGCCGCGCATAGGTGAATACGCCACAGCTTCTGAGCTTACCAAGAGCGCTACGCTTCTTGCCAAACTGCAATCCGATATGGTGTCAGCGTATGCTCGCAAAAGCGGGCTGTCTGAATACGAAATCATTGCAATGATGGCCGCCGACACTTACATGAACGCCACCGAAGCCAAGTCCTTTGGTTTCGTCAACACGATCAATCCAATTCGCGTACCGACTCGTGTCGCGCCACAAGCAAGACATTCCAAAATGCCGCAAAGGGTTTATGCAGCGCTGTTCGGCGCTGGCTCTGACGGCGAACACCGCGAACCGACAAAGGAGTTACCTGTGTCGACTGAATCGCCAAAGCCCGTCTGTGCATCCATCAAGGAAATCAAGGCGGCGTATCCAAAGATGAAAGACAGTTTTTATATCAGCTGTCTTGAAAAAGAACTGCCGATGGCTTCAGTGGCTGAAGCTGCTGTCAATGAACTAATGGCAGAGAACGAAGCGCTCAAGGCAGAGAACGCCGACTTGATGACCAAGTGCAAGGCTGCGGAATCTGAGACGGTGACAGTCACCGAGGAAGAAGAAGAAATGGTTGAACCCGTTGAAGCTGAAGGCGACACCGCCCCAGTAGCAGTTGCACCAAAGGCTCGCGCGGGAGTCGCCCCTGTCGCACGAGTCGCAACTGCTACTGCCAAGCCAATGGCTGCAACCGAGAAGTGGAACAGCTTGCTCGAGACGGCTATTCCGAAGGCCGGTGGTGATCGCATGAAAGCCGCGGCGATGGTCAACCGGATGAATCCAGGCTTGCGCGAAAAAATGGTCGCTGAGTCGAACAGGCCTCGCAAGTAGTTTCGGCGTCGCTCACACAAATCGCAATTTCACAATCGGCCAAAGGGGGCCAATAAGATGTCTCAGTATGTTGAAACGCCGACACGAACTTTCCAAGCCACAGCGGCGGTGGCTGAAAACTTGCGGGTGTCGTATCTATCGACTGGCAAGATTGCTGTCTCTGGCGCAGGCGAACGCGGATGTGGCACCACTGACGCGCCAGCACTAGCTGCCGATGACTATGTGGCCGTGCGGATATGGAGCGCCCAAGGTACTCGGAAGATGGTGGCGAGCGAGGCAATAGCTGCTGGAGCAGACGTCTACGCAGCTGCTAGCGGCAAGATCGCAGCTACCGGTACGGTCAAGCTTGGGCAAGCCAAGGAAGCGGCCACTGCCAATAATGATGTCATCGAAGTGTTGCCACTTGGAAGCGGAGCACCGTCCGGCGTGCAGCACGTTCGCACTCGGTTCACCATTGCGCAGATCAACGCAGGTGCAACGCTTCTGCCTGCCATTCCTGGCTTCAAGTATCGCATGGTCGAGGCCTCCGCTATTTCTGTCGGCGGTGCAGCTGGTGCTGTAACTACTGTCGACATTTTGGCGACGCAATCGACCTCAAGCGTCAAGCTTGTGGCGTTCGCGCAGGCCTCGCTGACGCAGAACACCCAGCTGAAGTCAGGCGAGTCCGGTGCAACGATCCTCGCTGGCGGCGTTAGTTACGTTGCCAACGATGTAAACACAGCGGTGACTGTCGGCAAGACTGGTTCCGATGTGACCACGGCTACGCATATCGACGTGCTGATGAGCTACGTCGTCGAGTCGTAACGAATCACCAAGCACTGGCGGGTGGAGGTGGCCACCAAAGCCCGCTGGTTTTACACAAAACTGTCTTGTTGCTTGGTGAGAAAGTGATAAGACGATGGCTAGTCCTTCAAGCTCGCTGGCAACACGCCGGCCTGACCTGGCTTCCTTCTTCGAATTTGACTTGGAGATGGACGCGGCCGGGTTCATTGCGACCGAAGCTTTCCCAGTTGTGGATGTTCAGTCCAGTGCTGGAAACTTTGGAAAGATGCCTCTTGAGCAATTGCTGCAGGAACGCGACACCGCTCGCGCACCTGGCGGCGGTTATTCGCGCGGCAAGTGGAAGTTCGATCCGGTTACTTACGTTACCCAAGAGCATGGGGCGGAAGAGCCGATCGACGACAATGATTCCGAAGCGTACCGAGACTACTTCGACGTCGAGTTGATCTCGACAGCTCGTGCATTCTCCGCTGTTCTGCGAAACGCGGAAAAGCGCGTTGCTGATGCGGTTTTCAACACCACAACTTGGACCGGTTCAGCGCTAACGACGGCGATCACCAATGAATGGGACGATTTCGTTAACGCAGTGCCGATCACGGACGTTGAAGCCGCTGTGCAGAAGGTATACGACAATTCTGGATTGTGGGCCAATGCGCTCATCATCAACAAGAAGGTTTTCCGTAACCTTCGCAATTGTGAAACCGTCATCGAGCGGATTAACTCTGCTGGTGCTGGCAGCCCGTCGAAGGCATCGGACGTAACGAAGGAAATGCTGAAGGCTGTATTCGACCTTGAGCATATCATCGTTGCAGGTGCCAGCCGCAACGGTGCAAAGGAAGGCCAGTCAGCCACGCCAACGCAGATTTGGAGCGGTGAGTATGCCATGGTCTGTCGTGTTTCAACCAGCGTGAACATGGCTGATCCTTGCATCGGCCGTACGTTCCACTGGTCGAAGGACGGCTCTCGTATTGGTGGCACTGTCGAAACCTACCGCGACGAAACGGTTCGTGGCGACGTGGTTCGCGTACGGCACCAAGTTGGCGAAAAGGTTTTGTATCCAGAAGCAGGCCACCTTTTGAGCAACATCACTACCTAATGAGTCGCTTTGCATCGCAGTTCAGGCGCTCCGGGGCTGTCGCTCTGGTGCGCCAATTTGGTGAAACAGTCGTCTACTACGCGCAAGGTGCTGGTGATGGCCGAACCATCCAAGGCATCGTAACTCGTGGTCAGGCGGTTGGTCCAAATGGAACTGCGCAGCAAATCGACGTTGATGTTATCGATAGTGCAACGCTCGGAATATCGGCTACCGAGATCAACGACAGTACCGATCAGATCGCAGTTGCACTAGTTGAAGGTGGCACCCGCCAAAGGCGCGAAATCACGTTCGTTCCAGATGACAGTAACGGCATGCTGAGGCTTCGCGTGCGATGACCGCAATAGCTGAGCTGATACTGGAAACCCTTGTTACGCGGCTCGAGGAAATCACCACGGCCAACGGTTATGAGTTCGATGTCGCTGAGGTTGTCAGGCCGGATCGAACGGGCGAGGCCACTAAGTACAAGCATCTTGGTTTGTTCGTCGAGCAAGGCCCTCGGCTACGTGTTCCGACGATGGACGTGGCTAGCAGCGCGCCCAAGATCGCCTACCAAATGGACGTGCAGATTAAATGCAACGCCAGGCCGTCGGACACAACAGCCAGGTCGACGTGGGAAAACATGATGTCTGACGCGGTGGTTGCGGCGGTAACTGACGCAGGTAACTGGCAGACGATGGGCGGAAACGCTGTGTACTCGCAAATCGGCGACTGTGAATCGTTCGAACCAGACGAAGGTGAAATGGTTGGTTGTACTGTTCATGTGCTCGTTTACTACCGAGTTCAGGAAAACAACCCTAGCGCATTATGATCACCCTCACGATTAACAAAGGCCAGATTGATCGGCTCAAGCAGTCGCTGCAAGGAACTTCGCGCAAGCTTGAACGTGAGATCAAAACCGCAGTCAACGCGACGGCAAAGAAGGTTGCACTGGAAGCGGCTCGCGACCTATCGAAAGAGATGCCGCTGAAGATCGGAACGCTAAAGAAGATCGTCAGGCAAAAGGCAAAGGCCACCAACGAAAGGCCTCGCGCGGTAATCGGAATCGGGCGAGGCTATCCCGTCCCGCTGAAATACTTCAAGGCAAAACAGATTAAGCGTGGCGTTACCTACAAGCTCAGTAAGTCCGCTAAGGGCAAGTCGGTGCTTCGCGATGCCTTCATAGTGAAACGATACGGCAATAACGTCTACAAGCGGACTGGCACGGGGCGCGGACCGCTTGCCCAGCAGTACGGACCAGCACCGGGTGAATACTTTGATGGGCTTCGAATAGTTGAGCGAGCGATTGATAGGGCTCGTGATGAACTGAAAAAACAAATGGATAGGCGAATACGCTTTATCCAGCTCGAAAAATCCGGACAACTTCGCGGCAAAAGGAAATAAACTCAAGTGACACTCTACGCTCTCAAATCTGTCCTAGCTGCAAAAATTGAAACAACGGTCGGAACGCCCATCAGCCTGTCGGCGAGCGATGCGGCTTTCAATGTCTTCAACGCCAAGATATTTGCTTCTTTCGAAATGGTCGAGCGCGAATTGCAAGGCGGCTTCGATAGAGGCGCTGCCGTCACTGCGGGCCATAAAGGCCGTATGACGTTTAGCACGGAAATCCAGTGGGATGGCACGACCACCGAGCCATCGTGGGCCGATACGCTCTTTCCTGCTTGCGGCTGGGTGAAGTCAGGGCAGGTATTCACTCCCCGCTCCGAGGCACCAGGTTCGAACGTCAAGACACTCACGATCGGGCGCTATGTCGACGGAATGTACTATCAGCTTTCAGGCTGTGCTGGTAGCTTCACGGTGAACTTGACGGCCGGCCAGCGCGGCATGATCGACTGGGACTTTTCCGGAGTGTGGAGTACACCGACGGACGTCGCGTTAATCACGCCGACCCTGCCAACTTCGCTGGTCCAGCTTTGGAGCAAAGGTGCATGCTCGTGGAACAGCGTGGACTTCTACGCGCTCAACGCTCAGATCCAATCCGGCAACACCATCGCCTATCGTCCACAGCCAGGCACGAGCACCGGCTTCCATTCGGCGATCATCGTCGATCGGTATCCAAAGGTGACACTTGACCCCGAGCGGAAACTTGTAGCCACACAGGACCGCTGGGGCAAGTGGTTAACTGGTGCTGAGCATGCCTTGGCTGTCCATGTTGGCGGCGTTGTTGGTAACTCGACAACTGCCCTTTTGCAGTTTGACGCGCCCAAGGCTCAAGTCATGCAGATTGACGACGAAGAGCGGGACCGTATTGCCGTCGACGCAATGACATTTGGATGTAACAAGAACGGCTCGACTCAAGATCAGAGCCTTTCCATAACCTTTACTGCAGCAACGTAA